CCTGTACTTCACCGAAGTCTGGTTGGAACTGTAATTCAAGACCGTTCATGGTGTAACCTACGTTTGTATAACCTGCATCATCAGCAAGGGTTTCCTTGAATGATTCTTCAGTATCAAAACTTTCCAGTGTACCTGGAGTTAAAGTTGTGTCTGCAACAAAAAGTGCTGCAGCGCCAACGATAATGTTGGTCGATGTTCCACGACTATATGCCATTTATTCACCTCTTTCTATAGAAATAGATATTAAGTTGTTTGGCGTTTGTTTCCTCATGTTAATTATAACACCGTTTTATGTGTATCTTTCTGATACCCCACCCCCACCTGTGTGATAATCATATTCAATAATAAGTTTGTTTAATCCTAGGGTTCTAGCAGAGGCTAATTCTAATATATCTCTACTTTCATCTGCCTGATAAACCTTTATATTGTGAAAAAATACATTTTTAGCAATAGCATTTTCATTTTCATCAAGAATATCATTTTCAGATATCCAGAGGTTTAGGTCTTGAGCAGCAGCATCTTCTCTATCTAGGCATTCAATAATAACCCTAGTAGTGTCAATTAGTTTAGAAAGATTTGGACTATAAATAAAATATATTAATTGCTCTCTTTTATGTCTATAAAAAGTTGTTGGTCTAAATCTGATAAGTCTATCAAAGATAATTACTGTTGTATCTGGGTTGTTTCTAATAAATGGAATGTCATTATAGATACCTTCCACGCTATCAGGAACCTGTGCTGGAAAAAATGGTTGAAATGGTTCTGGTCCAGTTGGCATTAGTGGATTGCCATCAACCCCTTTAAACTTTCTTAATTCTTCAAGAACATAGGCATTTAAAAAAACAGGTGGAAATCCTGTATTATTATTTACACTTATTAACTCTGACATAATACTATTCTACACCAATCTTTGCATTAACAATCCATTTAAAGCCAGTGTCGATACCTTTGGATTTACCCATTCGAGAACCAACCTTAATATTTTTTTTAAATACTGTTGGTTTTTTAATATAATCATACATTCCGCTAGCCCGTAAAAACGATTGTTTAAAATATTTTAAAATAAACTCATCCATAATTTTTTCAAATGATCCCCTAGCCTGACTTCCTCCAGGATTAGAAATAACTACTGACTTTTTGGTAAACACTGTTTGCCCACCTTCACTAAACACCAAGACTGGTGATCTTCTAGGTTTTATTGTAACTGGAATGCCATCTTCCATAATTTTTGCTTTATTGTAAAATGGTACGTTAGAATCTTTTTTAACAGTTTTTGACTGTTTAAAGTTTGAATTAATGCTTAATCCTAGATTGCTAACTGTATAGTTAATGTTAAATAATCTTGCGCTAGGGCTACCAACTTGATACCATTCATAAACATGTTGAAGTGCTGCTGGATTTCCTCTTGCTGAAACATCTACATATCTAGCCATTGCTTCTATTGTTCCTGCTCCTAAATTTTTTAAAAAAATAGTTTTACCTTTTTGAGCACCCTCTAAAAAACCAAAAGCATATTCAACAATATTGTTCATTTGTTTATTAAAACTTTTAGTATTTGTTGTAATTATCATTAGTCTGTTATGGTTTGATTTTCTGTCCTACGCAACAATATTTTAAAGTATTCAACTGAGCCAAATGGTCCACTAAAAGGATCTACTGTTGCTACTTCATATATAGTTCCACGCCCAGACCTTGGTCCCCCTGTTTCTCTGTATATAAGTTCATCATTGGTATTACGAATGTTTGTAATTAAAATGTTTGTAATAGCATTATCTGTTTGAGTTGAAGACATTCTTGGATCTGTCTTTGTTCTTGCTATTAATTTGTTTTCATGTTGTAAAAATGCTTCTGGCTTAATTTGTTCAGTACCTGCTCCTCCTACAGAAGTAGCATTACAGATAATAGTTCTGTCATAAAACCATGTCCTGCTTGCCTGTCCATATTGAGTTTGTGTTATAACTGGATAATATAAATCTGCCTTCATTGGATAAAGAAAGTCTGTTGTTGTACAGTCTTCCATCATAATACTCCTGGACGAATAATATTCTCTTTATATTTTTCTAAAATTTTATCTACTAATATGTTTCCAGTGCCGTCAATTAGACGCTTATCATATTCAATTTTAAACTGATCAGTGCTATAGTTTTTAATATATCTCTTATAATAATCTAATTTTCCACACTTAATATCATCAATTAACATTAACGTTGCGTCTTGAATATCATAAGGAACAACCTTATATCCTGTTTCTGCTAAAATAATGTAATCTGCACCTTCTGAAAATGCTACGCCTGGAACAACAGTTTGAGTATTTCCACTATCTTCTGTATCAAATAAACTCATAGAGTCAGATATGCCTAGAGGTATACGAGAATATCTTCTTTCTGCACGATTTATAGAGTCAACATTTTCAAGTGGATCTTTAGTGATTGCTGTTTTATCTTTAGTTATAAAAAATGTATAGTCTGTTAAGGCTGGACCTTCTTCATTTTCTATATCGTATACTAGTTCTGCATTTTCATATATTTTTAAAAGTTTGTGTGTTTTTTTCCAAAGCGGTAAATAATCATTTCCTTGACCAACAACTTCTAAATAAGTTCTGTCATAATAAAATCCACCAACGGCAGCATCAATAATTGCTCTTGCTAAATTTTCATAACCTTTATAAAGTGCTATATCAGTTGCTGTATTAGATGTAGCCAAAGATGTTGGATCTACGTATGGCCTCATAATTTCTAGATTATCTTGTACGACGACATCTCCACGAACAAGTATTTCTCCTGAAGAACCACCATCTTCATAAATAGTTAATGCATAAGACTTATCATATTTAACAAAGTCATCATCTAAAGAATAAGTGATATCTTTGGCAGCATTAGACTCTACAGACTCTTCGATTTCTGTTAATTCTGCAATGTTTTCAATAACAATTATATAGTCAGCATTAGCATCTGGAACTTTATAAGTTACAGAAAGTGGGTATGGTGGAAGACGTAGTATCTGCATTTTTATTTACCGTAGTATGAGGCTACTTCTTCTGGTTGTGCAATACGTACCAGTTTGTGTGTTAGCCACTTTTCCGATGCCTCCTTTGAGACTATGTTGTATCCTACTTTTAAAGCCCCTAAACTATCCATATGTAGGTTTCTTTGTGAATATAAGGCTACCTTATTTATTAGTGTTTTTGTTTTGTTTTCTTTTTCTACTAACTCTTTTGTATTTTCTGGTGGAATCCAACTAGCAAGAATTTCTAATATTTCAAGTTTAGTGTTTGCGTCAAACAGTTCTATATTATTTTTTTTTGCATATGCTTTTAATGCCATTACGGTTTTAGTTGATAACTCTTCAATTGTTAAATTCATAAATCTCCTATGCTTATTTGTAATTATACCAGAATAAGAATAAGGAGGGTAGTTTTTACGCTACCCTCCCTAATATTTGATTTTTTAGATCTTAGGAATCAGCACTATCTGCGTCAACATAAGCGACTGCATCTAGTTCTTCCCATTGGATACCAAATCGTACGAATACTGTGTATTCGATAGTATCTTTCTTTGGCTTGTATTCACGGTTTACAGTGATGTCTCTTTGGAAACCCCATACACGGTTCTGAGGGAATGTTAAATCAACATAACCTGCAGGATAGTAAGGAACTTCAAGAACATCTACACCAAGTACACGAGTGGTACGTGTATTACCTAGTGTCTGTGCTCCACCATCAAGAAACTCTTGACGATTTGCTTGAGTGCTACCAGTGCGATCAGAGAACGCTGCTGAGATAGCATCTGCTAATGTACCGTTGTTACGAACAATACCAGCAAAAGCATCAGTACCTGCGTAGAACTTAAGATTGTTCTTAAGTGCACGGTACTTACGAGGCATTGCTAATAGCAAGCCTTGCATTACTGATGTAGTGTAGTTATCGTCTGTAACTGTTGCAATATATTCGTGAGCAGCATTTCCTACTGTTCCACGAGTTTGCTTTACGAAGCCAGGCATGATTGAAAGGAATGGGGATGTTGTTCCATCTCCATTAATAGCAAGATCTTCAATATCGTTTGCGAAAGCATTGGTCATCAAGCGAACTAGATGATCTTCAAGTGCTCCACCTTCAATATTGTCTTCAAGTGCTTCTGTTGATACTTCCCAATCAAGACGAATCTTTTTTGTAGTAAGTTCAACTTTTGTAAAGGTTGCGCCGATGTTTGTATAATCTGGTGCACCTTGTGCTGCTGCACGGATTACACGCTCTCCAACGTTGACCTTTTCGATCTCCATTGTGTTAGCACGCATTGTAACTCTACGACCATCTTTAGCGAGAACTGTTGCATCCCACACATAGTCGATGAAGCGACGAGCCTGCTCTGGTGCTAGAATACCACCTGCTACACCTGTTGGGTTTACTGCATTTGCTCCAGTTGTTGAACCGAACGCTGCAGTTGCAGTGTTACCAAGTTGTGATCCTACAGATGCTCCTGCAGAGTTTAAACCAGTTGCACTACCAATACCACCAGAAACAAATCCACCTTCAGAGTTAATCTCTGCAGTTGAATTGCTTGCTGCGCCTGGGTAATTCTTTTCTAGGTCTTTATTTTGTTCCGACATTATTTTCACCTCCTAGTGATTTTGTACTTTAGTTAAATAGGTCGGTTGATGTGAGGAAACGACCGCCCCATAGGGATTTCTGAACTTTTGAGGGTTCAAACTGCACGATCTCGCCTAGATCGCCAGACTTGCGGAAAGCGGTATCATGCTCTACGGCATCTACTCGCTTACCAAACTCATTAAAAACTCCCTTAACATTTTTTACCTCATCAGATACAGTTTTAACCTCACCTGATACGGTGTCAAGAGACTTACTCAATGCAACAATTTGCTCATGAAGAGACTTAACGGTTGTTGCTAAATCGCCAAAGGCATTTGTAAGAGAATTTTTGA